GCCGCTCGATCGGAAGGCGCACGCGATCAGCGCGCCCGGCACCAGCTGCTCGATCAGCACCGGCGCCGCCGAGTCGAGGATGAAGTCGGACGCGGTCACGAGCGGCGTGCTGCCGAGCGCCAGCGTCGAGCTTGCCGCTCCGGCTGCGCTCGTATTGTCGCGAATCGAATCGTTCGAGTCGACGACGTCGATCAGCCCGTACGTGTCGATTGCCGCCTGATCGAACGCCTCGCCGACGACCGGGAAGTCGCCCTCGCCGCCGCCCGCGCCGATCTTCGTCACGAACGTCCCCATCGTCGCGCCGTCCTTCTTCGCATTGGGCGGCGTCACGATATGCCGATCGTCGAGCCTGACGATCGGATCGGTAGGCACCACCAGGCCTCCGACGATCGCCTCTCTCACGACGACCGTCCAGTCGATGCCGGACGTCGACAATTCGCGCATCAGCGGCCCGACGAGGAGGTGCTGTCCGGCGAGGTACTTGCGGTCGCCGACGATGTTGCACGGCGACGCCGAGATGCTGAAGTTCGGCGACGAGTCGGGCGCCATCGCACCGTCATGCAGCGCCTCGAAGATGACGCTGAGATCGGTCGCCTTGTAGTCGAGCGTCGAGCGGAGCTTGCGACGATCCCACCATGCCGACAGGTCACGCGCGTCGTAGCCGCCGGTCGTGCCGAGCGATGTCGAGTCGAGCAGCGGCCCTTGCCAGACGGGGACGCCGGAGCGGACGAGGGCAATCTCGTGCTGGAACGGATTGCCGTTGCGGATCGCGTCGAAGCATTTGGGTGTCCGGCCGAGCCCAGCCAGCGTCACTAGAGCCTCGCTGGTGTCGTCGAGTCGTCGATCCCACGAGCAGGTCGTGACGGGCAGGTCGGCAAACAGCACGGCGCCGCCGCCGCGCGTCAGCACCTGCGCCGTGTAGGAGCCGCAGCCGAGGGTATTGTCAGCCAACGCTGATCGAGACGACCGGCAGCGGCAGGTGAGTCGCCGCCGCCGCGACCGATGCGACGTCGGTGAAGGCGCCGAGCGTCGTCGGCAGCCCCACGCCGCCAGTCGCCGAGTGGCCCTTGATGTTGCGGAACGGCGCGCCCGGCGCCGTCACCGTCAGCGCGCCCTGGACACCGGTGAAGCTGACGGCCGACGCCGCCGTCAGCGGTGCGACGCCGAGCACGACGAAGCAATCCTGCGGATCGAACGTCGTCGCTGCGAGCACGAGCGCCGCTTCGACGATTGCGTTCGCGCCGCCCGAGAATGCCGTCGACGGCCCGGCGACGATCAGCCGCCCCGAGATGTCGTAGAGGCCGAGGATGAAGTTCGTGATGGCGGGCGTGGCGCCCTGCGCGAACTTGAACCGGAGCCTCGTGGCGTTGACGATCCGGCGCGGGATCTTGCACATGAAGGCGCCCTGCATGTTGTCGTGCGTCGTCGGGGTGAGGGACTGTCCGGCGACGACCAGCGCCTGGTGCGGGATCAGCGTCACCTCGTCGCGCGTCGTCGGCGCCGAGTTGACGGAGCCGCCGAACGGGACGATCGCAGGCGATCCGAACGTGCCGCCGAGGCGCCGCCGGTCGCGGATGTTCGCCGTCACGATCGACACCACGGCATTGCCGACGACGACGTCGGCGAGCAGTTCGTAACCTGCAGGCACCGTCTGCGCGCCTGAGCCGTTGTCGAGCGTCGCGCCGCCGGTCGGCGTCCCGGCCAAGCACAGAATCTGCGGGACGATCGAATCGCTCGAGGAGGGCGCCGTCAGCACGATCCGGTCGATGCGGGGATTGGTCGGGTCGGCCGTCGGGATCACGACGTTGACCTGCGCCGCATTCAGCTGGTAGCGGTAGATGCCTGCCGCCGCGTCGCGCACCCACCCGTTCATCTCGGTTCCGGCGAGGCCGACGTCGACGCTCATGTTGGCGCCGAGCCCGCGCTGCTTGACGCGGAAATCCTCGTAGGAGAAGGCGCCTGGCGACACCGCCTCGGCCGTGGCGTAGGAGACGACGCGCTGCTCCAGCGCCTTCAAGGAGACGTCGTTGATCGGCGTCGTCTTCGTGGGGTACTTCAGCCACGCCTTCGGGGTGTAGGTCACGGCCGCCTCCTAGCGCTCTCGGTGTTGAGTGTCGATCTGCACTAGCGCCGTATCGTCACAGGTGCAGCCTGCATACGCGACGGCGCATGCTGAGATGGCCGTGCCCTGGCACGAGTCGATCCACTCGATCGCGTCCCCCGTCTGCAGGTTCAGCTTCGGCGATCCGTCCATCGTCGTGCCGTCAGCCAGGATCCACTTCAGCTTCCGGCGGCTGTTGTCGACGACGAAGATCTCGCCTGGCCCGATCGACAGGTCGAACACGAACGGGCATGAATCGTTCGTCTCCGGGTCGAGCCCGTCGGCGGGCGTGATGCAGTCGCCGGGGAAGATCGAATCGTTCGGCCATAGCCCCATCGACTGATACGCGAGCCCGGCTTCGATGCCTGACGTGCCGCCGAGGAACGTGAAGATCGGAGCGTCGATGCCGATGCCCTGATCGGCGACCGTCGCACAGACCTGCGTGCCCTGTCCGAACAGCCACGTCTCGAACGGCACCGCGGCGCTGTCGGAGCCGCCCGGATTCAGCAGCGTCGCCGGGACGCTATTCACGACCGGGCCGTACAGGAACGGGTCGGCCGCCGCCAGCGTGATCGTGACCGGAGTCACGAAACAGCAGATGTCGCCACCGTTCAGATCCGTCACGAAGCTCGTAAGGCCGACGTCGTACAGGATCCACCGGTTCGTGTTGAAGCTCGGCTCGTCTCCGCACGTGGTGCGGACGATGAGGCCGGTCGACGTGCACCCGGCACAGAACGATCCGGCGAGAGTGTCTTCGAGCCAGCGGCGAGCATACTCCATCGCGTTGCAGCCGTTCGCGATCATCCATCCGGTGACGGTGATCTGGCGCGGGTCGAGCGTCTCCGGGCCGAGGATTCCGCCGATCCCGTCAGCCGCCGCGTCGATGGTGCGCGTCGACGTGCCGTCGAGCCCGGCGATGTCGTCAACGAGGAGCCCGAGATAGCCGAAGCCTTCCGGCCGGTCGATGTCGACCCACGGCGCGTTATCCATGCCGGGGTCGAGGAACACTCCGTACAGCGCGGGGTAGAGGTCGTCGCTCGGCCAGAGCGTGTCGGACGGGTATAGGTCGCCGGTCTGGACGCAGGGCGGCGCTGCCCGGTCAAGCTCGGTGTAGACGAAGACGCCGCCGCCAGCAACGGCCGCCGTGAGGATGCCGGTGCGCGTCGCGGAGCCGAAGACGGCCACCTCTGACTGCGTGTTGCCGAGCGAGATCCAGGTGTCGGAGATGGCCGTCGACAGGCTGTAGCCGTAGCTGCCGGACAGGATCGGCGCGGCGCCGAAGTCGGGATCGGTCAGGTACACGCCGCACGTGAAGCCCTGCGCCGTGAAGGCGACCCGGAGGTACACCCGGCCAGACAGGATGCCGGTGCCGATGGTGCCGACGAATGCCACCTGATTGTTCGTGTTCTGCGTCTGCCGGTAGATCAGGAAGTTCCAGCCGACGCCGTTCGCCCAGCTGATCCCAGCGCCGATCCCCTGCACTCCTGCAGCGCCGCCGCCGATCGACGCATTCTGGAATCTGAGAATCCCGATCTGCGGGCCGTTCGCCTGCGGATCGCCGCGCGGCAAGTCGATTGCCAGCGTGACCTGCTCGACGACGCTCGCGAGATCCGGCAGCACGAGATCGCCGTTCTGGCCGCCGAACGACGCCGTCGGATCGAGGTAGCCCGCCTCGCGCCACAGCATCTGCGCTCCGACCGGCAGCCCCGTCGCCGGATTCACATACGTCGCGAGCGGCGACGAGTAGAACTGATCCCCCGTCGGCCCGGCCACGCACGCCGTGAGCGGCCATGCCTCCGTCGTCAAGTCCGGGCAGGGCGATCCCGTCACCGCCTCGAACTGGGGGCCGCCGAGCCCCTTCTGCAGGTAGGCCAGCGTGCGCGCATTGTTGGCGAGCTCGACGGTGGCTCCCGCGTCGGACTGGATTGCCAGGAATCCCGGCGTCGTCATCTGGCCGCCGCTCCAGCCGTCGAGTTGACGGTGTCGGATGCGGCCGCGTTGCCGCCGGTGATCGTCACGTTGCCGCCCTTCTGCGCCGCGTCGAAGATCGCGTTCAGGGCGCGGATCAGCGCCTTGTCTCGAGCGATGGCGGCGCGCTCTGCGCGCTCGGCCTTGCGAGCGTCGGCCAGCCGTTCCTGTGCGCGCTGGCGCGCCTCGGGGGAGAGCCCCTTCTTGGCAAGCACGGCTCGCGCGTCACGCTCGACGCGAAGCGTCTTCGTCAGCTTGCCCGACTCCTTGGAGAGATCCTTGTGAGCGTCCGACAGCTGGTCGTGGACGGCTGTCAGCGGACTGACGACCTGGCCGGAGTCGACGCCTGCGCCGCCAGCTGTGCCGCCGCCGAGCCCGAGCACTGCGCCGAGCGCCTTGATCTGGCCGGTGACGTCGGCCATCTGATCCTTGAAGCCCTGGGCGAATGCGAAGCCGAGCAGCGCTCCGGCCGACTGCACGGAGGCTCCGTTCGCCTTCAGCATGGCGTTCAGCTGCTTGGCGTAGTCGGCCGACGAGATGAGTCCGGCGTTGAACTTCGCCGTCAGGTCGGCAATGTCGCGAGTCAGCTTGTCCTTGCGGGCGTCCGACTCGGTTTGGATCTTTGCGATCTGATCCTCTAGCGCCGCCTGGCGCGCCGCCTCATCCATGTCGGCCAGCTGCTTGCGGAGATCCGCCTGCCGCTTGATGAAGTCGGCGTCCGACTCGCCCTCGTTCTTGCCGCCTTGCAGCTGGGCGTTGATGTCGGCGCGCTGTCCGGCGAGGTCGGCCGCGCTCTGCTTCGCCTGCATCGCGTCGAGCTTCGACTGCAGCGGCTTGATCTTCTTCGCCGTCGCCGCGTCGATGATCTGGCCGACTGAGTCGGCCAGCGATCCGGACAGGCTCATCAGGTTCTGCTTCGCCTCGACGACGGCGGCTCGGGCCGCGCCTGACAGCATCACGACGAGCGCCTTCTTGACCTCCGGTGACTTATTGGTGATGCCGAGCGCGATGCCGGTCGAGATCGGCCCGCCGACCTCGTCGGCAAATACCTTCGACGGCGACCCGGCGCCGATCAGGCTCAAGGCATGCTTCTTTGCGCTCGTCAGGGCGCCGCCGAGCGCGCTTGCGATCCGCCCCGCAATGCCGACGATCCCCTGCACGATGCCGTTCACGATCGCCTCTCCGACGCCGAGCGCCCACCCGAGCGCCGACGAGGCGGCATTGGCAATCGCATCCTTGACGCCGTTGAAGGCGTCGACGACGATCGAGAACAGCCCTGATAGGCCGGTCTTGATCCCGTTGATGATCGCCTTCGCGAGACGGCCAGCCGCCGATACCGCCGAGCCGACGACGCCGACGATGGCCGCTATCACGCCGATCTTCAGCACGGCCCCGAGCAGCCCCTTGGTAATCCCGTTCAGCCGGTCGAAGATGGCCTTCACGACGGCCGTCGCTAGCTTGAATGCCGCCGAGATGATGGCGCCGGAGATCTTCAGCGCCGCGATGAAAGCGTCGAGCAGGAACTTGGCTAGACGCGGCGAGAGTTTGGCGACCGGCTCTAGCAGCTTCACCAGCACCTTTGCCATCATCTCGGCCGCCTTCACGCCGATCTTGGCAGCCATCGGCCCGAACACCTTGCCGATCAGTTCGCCGATCTTCGCGAACTTCCCGGCCGGGAAGACGGCCAGCGCGACGCCGATTGCCAGCTGCCAGTGAGCGATCCAGAAGCTGGGGTCGAGCAGCTTCTCGAAGATCGTCGCGATGATGACGGCGCCGATGTCGGCCAGCTTCCCCTGGTTCGCCTGGATCGCGTCGATGACCTCGTTCACCTTGTCCGTCGCCGACTTCGCCAGCTGGTCGCCCTTCTGCACTCCGGCCGCGATCCCGCTCGTGATGGTGTCGCCGACGCTGCTCCAGTCGATCGCCGCGAAGGCCTGCTTGATCTTGTCGACGATGCCGTCGATATGGATGTCCTGACGGCCCTTGCCACCACCGGCGAACGTCTGTCCGAATAGCGCTGTCGAGACGGCCTTCTTGGCCTCCTCCAGCCCCGTCACGACGATCGCTATTTTCGCTTTCAGGCTGCCTGCCGCCTTCACCTTGGCGAGGAAGCCCTGCACCTTCAGCAGCTGCGTGACGATGAACGAGGCTGACGCTGCGATCGCTGGAAGCACGGCGGCGCCGATCTGCACCTTGATCTTGTCGAACTGCTTGGCCGCGATGGCGAGCTTGCCAGCGCTCGTCTTTGCGAAGGCCTCGGCCTGGTCGCCGAGCTTCTTCTGGATCAGCGCTATCGCGCGCTGGCCGGTCAGTACCTTGTCGGCCTCCTTGACCTGGCCCTTAGTCGCCTGCAGCGCGCGGATCTGCTGAGTGATGCGCTCCTTGTCGGCGTCGCTGGCGCCCTTCGTCGAATCCTTCAGCTTCTGGATCTTCTTCTGAAGCTCCTCGGTGTTCTTCGTCGCCGGAGCGAGCCGGATCCCGAGTTGCCGGAGCGACCGCACGTTGCCGAACATGGCGCCGGTGACGGCCTTCGTCGCCGCCTCCAAGCTGATGCCCTTCCCGCGCGCCACGTCGAACGCCGTCGAGACGCCGTCCATGCCGCCCTTCAGCGTGCCGCTGAGCCGCGTCAGGAGCAGCAGGCTGTCGTTCGCTTCACGCCCCGAGAAGCCCAGCGCGCGGGCTCCGGCGGCGTTCTTCTGCATCGCCTCCTCGACGTCCTTGGCCGGGATCTTGAGCCGCTTCAGTCCCGTCTCGACGCGGTCGGTCGCCTCCTGCGCCTGGATCGCTCCCTCGACAGCGGAGTGAAAGAACTTCTCGATCCCGATGGCGGCGAACGTCGCACCCATCGACCCGGCGATAGCGGTGATCGGCCGGACGCCTTTGCGGGTGCCGCCGACGACGCCATGCCCGAACTGCTCGCCCGCCTTCTGCCCGGCCTTGGCGGTGCCGGTCGCCGCCTGCTCGACGCTGCGATTGAACTGGGCTCGGTCGACCTTGGCCCGGATCCGAACGAAGGCAGTAGCAATCTCACCCGCCAACGGTCGTCTCCCGATTCATCAGATCCATCAATGCGGCCAGCCCCGGTGTCAGCTGCGGAGGTGCGACGGCAGCCGACACCTGCGGCACTACCGGCACGCCGCCAGGGCCCACCGGCGGCGACTCGAAGTGTGGCACCGTCGACTGTCCGGCGCGAGGAGCTTCGAGCAGGATCGCGTCAAGCTCGGCGCGCGACTCCTCGCTCGAGCCCTCGATCAGGAGGGTGTAGGCGGCTCGGAGGAGACGTCCGAGAGAGAGGGCACCGGCGTCAGTCCCGCCGAGGGTGCAGCGTCCGTCGAAGATCCGCCAGTTGTCGGGCCGCCGGAGCCATCCGAGGAGGGCGACGGCTCCGTGGTAGGAAAAGTCGTCTCCTCCTGCACCAGCCACACGACGACCTCCATCATGTCGCTGAGCGTGATCGGATCGTCGTAACGCTGCCGGAGCGCCAGCCACCGGCTGTGTCCGTCGCCGATCAGGAACTCGCCGACGAGGGTGTCGACGATCTCTAGCGTCTCGGAGGCGGGCGTCTCCGGCGTCACGGCCTCCCATGCCGTCAGCACCTCGGGTCGTACCGAGTCGCGCCGGACGAACGTCTCGCCGCCGATCTGGAACGTGCGCGGCGCTGCGCGTGCCGCCTCTGCCCGTGCCTGCCGTGCGGTGTCGAAGTTGTGCACGCGATGCCTCCTGCGGTAGTCCAGTATCGCGACACCTAGACGAGCCGTCAACCAGACCAGCAGAAACGCCTCGAAGGGTGTCACGCCGCATAGCGTAGCGACGGCTTCAGGTAGGGGCGCGCCGCCATGTAGCGCGTGCCCTCCTCCACGTAGCCCGCGTACTCGACGTTCGTGCCGACGATCGCCGAGATGCCCTCCTCGATCCCGCCCCCCTCCAGCTGCCACGTGATCGACGAGCGCAAGTTCCCCGTGTCGACCGGGCAGATAGAGACGGCGTGCGAATGCACCCGGATCGCGCGCCGCGTCAGGTCGCGCCCGACAGCGCCATGCTCGGACGCGAGAAGCTCGAATAGTTCCCGGTCGTTCCACTGGATGTCGGCCATGTCAGGTCGCGTCCAGCTGCACGGCGATCGTCAACTCCCACCCGGCACAGCCGCCGTCCGGCCCGATCGGCACGGCGGGGGTGAACTTGACGGAGCGGCACGGCCGGGACGGAAACAGCGTCGACGCGCGTGCCTGCGCCTTCAAGCCTGCGTACAGCGTCCACAGATCCTCTTGCAGCGCCTTCGTCCCGGCCGTGATCTGAGCAGCCGTCGGGTTCGTGATCTTGACGCCGCCGCCGACGATCGGATAGCAGCGGCCGAACGTGAGGACGAACGTCACCAGCGGA